GTTGAAACGATATATACCAAGGAGTCACAGTAGATACGTTATTCGATCCTACCGATACGATAAATCGGGGTAAGTACAGATGGGTGGGCTAATTGCTTGCTGCAGATACTACTGAAAACCCTACATGAAGTTACTGAGATAGAGAGTCTGTACCCTCTTAGTGAACTGTCAGCACGAATCTCAGGAGATAGCGTAGGTAACAGATGAATAATCTCAAATTACATCGATTGAGGGAATAGGTTTAGGAGTGGCTACGCAGACCAACTAACAGTGTCTAGGCGTAAAGTAGATTTATGTAAGGCGAGATTATTCATATGTTTACAGATATACGGTAAATAGAATCACCTATGAATGGGGGGATAGATTGATGGCATTAAATTTAACACCTGTGCATAACATTAAATCTGCCGATGTTGTATTGGTTAATCTAACAACTGAGGATATTACAAAACTTGTACATGGTGAGCCTGTGTATATCAATGATGAACCAAATGATCTTGTAATCATGATAAATCTGGACAAAGAATAATGGATGGAAGGTAGGTGATTCACATTGAAACGATATGTAAAAGGTAGCATGACTTCAGGGTATGTAGGCATATGGTGGATATATGATTCAGAAGTGATTGCAGATTTAGTATCACTTGACAATGGATATAATGATGGATCATTCATTCACTATGATGCATCTAAGAATCATCTTACCGAATGGCGAAGATTGATGAATGACTTTGGTGCAGGAAATCAAATATCAAAGGGATACAAGTCCATTGAACGTGGTAGAGTTGTCTACAATCTTAGAACTATGTGTTATGAAATTGTTTGTAGCGAATCTGTTTCTAAAGATTTAGATACTTTGAAGAAGATAATTGAAGCATTTGAATTGTCTAATAGTAGATACGATATTGTTGTAGATCCTCATTATCATATCGCAGAAATTACAGGAAATCCTGCAATAGATGCTTTTGAATATGGTATATAATATAATCGCGGATATGGTGTAATCGGCAGGCACGCAAGATTTAGGTTCTTGTGAGGAAACTCATGTGGGTTCGAGTCCCACTATCCGCAATAGTATTGGTCGGTAGTTTAGATTAGGTGCCAAAAAGTAAATCCTAGGTTAAAACATTGGGTCGCTACCAAGACGTAGGTTCGAAACCTACCCGACCAGCTAAATATATTTAATTATGCACCCGTGGTGGAATCGGGATACACTCAGGACTTAAAATCCTGCGCCGTAAGGATTGAGGGTTCAAATCCCTCCGGGTGCATTTATTTTTTATGATAGGAGGGATTCTATGAAACAAAACAACACTGAAACACATGTAGAACATCAAGCTGTAGAAGAAACCTATATTGATACAGCAGTTAAACTCATGGAGTTGTACAGTGGATTGAAAAGCAATCAGTTAATCAGATACTATGCTTTATTGGCTTTGACTAAAGGTGAACATGTAACACTTGAAGATGTTCATGATGCATGGGCTATGAATATGAATTTCAAAGAATCAAATCCACCTTATTGCTATGGTCATGCGCATCTGAGTATTGTTCCGTTCGATCAGTTGAGTAGAGAAACACAGGATCGTGATATTGAATACAGAGATGCAATACAAAAAGTTGCTAGGGAGTTGAGAATCTATGATAAAAATTGAAAATATCCAAGTATTTAATATTGAAGGTGCTATCCGAGGAATGCGAAATCCTCTGAACTCTTGGGACAAAATCGATAGTGAAAATGTTCCATATTCTCTTGATGGAAATTGTTACACTGAGGTCTTTGAACTTGGGAAAAATGATTTAGACTTAATGCAAAGGCTATATAAAGCAGGACATCCACACAGAAAATATCTCCGTCAGATATTCGTATCAATGGATATTACTGCACCACTTTACTGGTGGAAGGAAGCCGATCAATATCGGATTGGTGTTACGACTAATTCCTGTAGCACGATGCATAAGATCCATAGTAAGGATTTAACATTAGATGATTTTAGTACAGATCATCTTACTGAGTTTTCCAAAGATGTTCTATCAAAATTGTTAGATACGATCAACTATTATAGGAAAGATTTTGTTGAGAACAAGACTAATAAAGATGCTTGGTGGCAGATGATCCAGTTACTTCCATCATCGTATAATCAGAGACGAACTCTTACATGTAATTATGAGAACGTAGTTAATATGTTGGAGTACCGGTCTGACCACAAGTTAGATGAATGGCAAGAGTTTTGTAAAATTATGATAGATAAATTACCATATTTGAAGGAGATCATAAATGGAACTGAATCATGATAATGTAGAACATCCGGTACACTATTGCACCGGGAAATATGAGTGTATTGATGTAATGATCGAAACTCAGGGGGTAGAAGCCGTAAAGGACTTCTGCATTTGTAATGCATTCAAATATTTGTACCGACATGAAAGTAAAAATGGTCTTGAAGATGTAAAGAAAGCAAGATGGTATCTGGATAAGTTTATTGAATTAGAAGAGATGGATTAACTTTTGCATAACCTTATCTAATAATAGTACAATAGGTGAGGTTATTCCGTATGAAGATTATTCATAAAACTATATATGCAGATATATCTATTTTAGGATATTGTTCTGTGGATGATAGATCAGTTATCATGGCTGCGGTATCATCCAGGGATATCACGAAAAATATGGTTCGTGTGAAGTCTTCTAATGTTTGGGCATATAATATAAACATTAAGGACAATAAATCTAAAACTGGTGATGTTTATGTCCAATTCAAAGGGAAACGTGGAGGTCCCGGTGATATCTATGTTTTTTACGATGTTCCTGTAAAAATATATCAAAAATGGCATGGTAGTCCAAGTAAAGGGCATTACTTTTGGCAATATATTCGTGGGAAATATACATTTGCAAAACTGACAGGTGATAAGAGAACCAAACAGAAGGGTGGTGTGAATTCACCATAATGTAGTTTTTAATCAAGATAGATAGTGAGGAATTTATTATGAAAAGATATATAAAAAGTTCAAGAACCCCTGAACCCGCACATGCAATATCCGTTAGATTTTCAAGTAAAGGTGATGGATATATAAATGATAAATATAAAATAAGCCCTATTGTTAAGGATATATTAGAAACTTATGGGTGCAAGATAATTCGAGAAACATGTTATCCACGTAGTCATGCCTATGATGATACCATAGAATACAATGTTGATTTCATATCTGATCATCTAGATATAACTAGAGTGGAAGAATTAGAAAATGAAATTGATTCTGCATTGTATGATATAGGATACAATACTATTGTAGATTTTCATTGATTTAAAATTTTCTTATGATGATGTAGGGTATATTTATAAGAAAGTGACATTCCAAAGTGAAAAGATACATTCGAACAACAACTGAAAATCATGATGTATTCAAAATGACTACGGATACTTCCTATTATGATAATTTTCTGAATCCGAAGGATTTGGAGTATATGCGGAAGAATAAAAACCGGGATGGCGAAATTGTTATGATGACCCCAGATGAATATTTTGAAGGTGCTTCTGAAATTTTCAATCATAGGCATAGTGCATCTGAATTAGTCGATCAGAGGTCTGATAAATATACAGATCAATATGTCGAAGATATGAAGAATGGTGATAAGTTTCCACTGCCATATTTGAATTTTGCAGATCCGGGTCAAGAAGGACTTCACAGAATGCTTGCTGCTAAAAGAGCATTTGGTCCGGATGTAAAATATCCTGTATTAGTTGTTACTGTATATGATCAATCCATTGAAGATGAAAAACTGATGTGGAAAGAAATATCTCAGTTTGAACAGAAAGAATTTCGTAAAATTGTAGATTATCTTGAATCATATATAGAAAATAACTACCACACACCACCGGATAATTTGGAAGAAATTGCCGAACAATTTATCCAAGAAGAAGTGAACTACTATAATGATAATGCCGAAGATCCAGTAGACATCACATTTAAGTGTGAAGTAGAAAATATCACATCCGATGAACAACGATTGTGTGTATATCTTACAAGTTACAATGGTTACAAGTTTGACGATCCGGATTTTATACAGAATAGTCCTTGGTTTGATAACATGTTTGACTATGCAGAAGATACAGATGATGCAGAAGTAGATGATTATTTAGATCAATTAGAATCAAAATATTCTGATGATGAGATTGATAAAATAATGAAAATGGATTTAGATATTGATGAATTACTTGCATTATTAAAATAATGAAAAAAAATGTGCCGCCACGTTATGATTATATTTTGTAGGCGGCACATTTTTACTCTTCCAAATATTCTTCATCAAAATGCATATCAATACTTTCATGCAACCGTCTGTGTAATATCTCTTCAGCTGCCGGTAAAGATTCTCGCAATATTTCAATATCTACTTGATATATTTCAGCCATTTCCTTTAGTTTATCTTCTGTAATTTTTTCTTCTATTTCTAACATTTCTTGAACAAGTAATTCTTCAATAGAATCAAAATTATCAGTAATCATATATTCCACTGAGCTTTCATGTTTCGGTGATTCTATAAATACCATATAGTCTTCAATATCTGCTGGACGTAATGTGCAAAATATAGCTTTTAATGATGCCATTTTATCCGCAGGAAGATTTACTCTTGGATCAAATAGATCTTCATAAGTAACTTTACCCCAATGTTTTCCAACTAATTTTCCGACTTCCATACACAAAGAACGGCGAATCGAATACTTTACAGTATTCAACTCCCGCCCTATCATTTCCTGTATTCTTGGCTTAAAGAAGACACTAAAAGAAAGGTCTTGTCTATAACCCCTGTGAGTATCATCACCTTGCCAAAGGTATTGCCACCAGATTTCACAAAAATGCATGCATGCAGATTGGAATCTATCTTCGTAAGATATAGATGAATTATTTACGAATGTATGAGATGCAACAAATCCGAAAAATGTATAATTCAATTCTAATACTTGATCACGAATATCTGTCCTCGCCTTTCGTGCTTCTAATTCTTGTGGTAAGGACATATATAATTCTCTAGTGCGTTGCTTTATTTGCTCGTTTTTAGTCATTACAGGTTGTGTCCCCCAAATGTAAAATTCACGCACATATGTCGTAAATACATGCGTGGTTATACAAAAATTTAACCTTATATTGACACTTTTGATTATAGCAACACTTCTGCACAAAAGTCAACAAAATAGTCAGAAAATTTCGTTAAATTCCACAAAATTACACGAAATGTTGATACAATAAAAATACCGCACACATAATATTGGATGTGTGCGGTATTATAATTTCGTAATTTAGTTAGATGCAATTATACATTTCTTTATATTTATGTCTGGATGACTTATGCATTCTCAAAATCTTTGCATCAATAACGGAATTTCCTGTTGTTCCTTTTAGAATATATGTTTCAATATCTGAATACGTGAATCCAAATCGATCTTCATCTGTCTTACCACAAAGACCATCCGAAGGTGCTTTATGTACAAGATCATATGGTAATTTAAGAACATCACCTATCCCAATAACTTCACTGACAAAACAATTTCCAAGGATAGATACATCACCAGCAGAATCCCCATACTTTGTACTGTATCCAACATAATCTTCAGAATAGTTGCAAGTATTGATAACCCTACCACCTTCAGGAAGACTTTGTGCAATTGCATAAAGCATAGCCATCCGTAATCTTGGTGGTAGATTTATCTTTGTATCTTCACTAACATCAATACCAGTCGCCATAAGTTGATGGATGAATTTCCCATAAACTTCATTAATGTTTTCTTCTATGCTTCTGATTCCAAGAAATTCTATCACACGTTTAGAATCTTCTATATCTGACTGAAACCCATTCGGCATCATTACTCCGAGAACTCGTTCTTTTCCAAGAGCTTCTACCAGTAATGCCGCTGCCACAGTAGAATCTTTACCACCGGAAATTCCAATAACTGCTGTAGCTGTAGGTCCATTATCATCGAACCACTTCTTGATGTTCTTAACAATTATGTCTTTAAGTTTATTGTAATCTCTCATATCTTACCTCATTCGTGATCCATACGCCACTGGATAGTTCTTTTAAGATAATCTACATATTCTGCATCTTTACACATACCCTTTCCATCCACATCGGACAATTTAGCTACGGGCATTCCTTGGCACAGAGTTGTCTTCATAACGATATTCAGAGGAGGAACACAGGTATCATTTGCAAGATATGTTCCAATACCAAATGCTACATTTGTTTTTGGATTAAAGTAGCGGAATAGTTTATCTGCACGTTCAAAATCGAGACTGTCAGAGAACAGAAGAGTCTTAGTCTTCGGATCAATGCCAAGAGATTCATAATGTTTGATGATCTTATCTCCCCAAGCATACGGGTCTCCAGAATCGTGACGTACACCAGAAAACAAAGTAGCATATGTAAGCTGGAAATCCTTAAGGAAACAATCTGTTGTGATAGTATCAGTAAGAGCAATACCATTCAGCACACCATATTCCTTAACCCAAGCATCCAAAGCATACCAGTTAGAATATGCGGGATTGTGCTTGTGATTTCCCTGTCCAGTACACATAATCCATTCATGTGCCATTGTACCTACAGGCTTTACACCAAATTTCTTTGCAAGGTATACATTAGAAGTTCCTACGAATTTGGATGCAGAATGCATGGTATCATTTAGGTGTGAAAACTTTTCAACAACCATTTCCTGTGCTTCTGCGGAAAGTCTACGCCGAAGTCCAAACTCAGAAAAGGTACCTGCATACCAGATAGACTTATACAACTTATCATACTTTGCATCCAACCGTTCCTTGAAACTTGCAAGAAGTTCATCATAGTTGTAAGCCATACGGAAATATACTTCATTTACAATAGCAAGCGTAGGGATTTCGTACATAGATGTATTCAGCCATGTACCTCTTGTTTCAATGGCAAGACCGCATTTAGCATCTGTGGTAATTTCAAAATCTTCATACCTGGGTCTCCACAAACGAAGGAAATCAATGTAACTTCCTTTCAGCCAAGGGATACTATCCAGATATTCCAGTTCATCTTCTGTGAACTGTAACTGACAATATGCTTGAATCTGTTCCTTAATTTCTTCAACCATTTCCTGCGTGAACTTCGCATCCGTATTACGACACTTAAAAGTCCATGTAGTTTTGTATGCTGGAAACTGATGATAGATTGCCTGACCCATTGAAAATTTATATAAATCTTGAGTTAATAGATTGTTGATAATTCTGTTAAATTTCATTATTTTATCCTCCTAATATAATTTAGAAAATCTTTGTCAATTTCATCTTTGTATTGATCTATATTGTTTCGTATCTTCGTTCCGGATATTGTATTTACATTTCTATCTATAAGAACGATTTTATGTTTCTGATAGATGTTTCCAAGTTTTTCTTTGTAACTCGGTTCACCAGTGTACCATGAGAATTCTACATTCGGATCAAATGGGTCGATATTTGCATTTTGAAATAACTCATTTCCCCATTTAACCCAATTGTCATGTGTGAATGTTCCATCCAGCTTAAGTTTCTCATCATCTACAGGCACTACCACGATATTATCATTTTGATACTTCTGTCGCATGAGTTTTAATCTTACTCTGAATGGAATGAAGTCCTTGCCCCTATCTGTGTCCTTTCCGCATACTCCAATAATTGTTTTATCATTTTCCGATA